GGAGTCTTCCAACGAACGCGCGTTGCGCGACAGCAAGAACTCTTCGGGTGGGATGGCCGCCAGCGCGATGCGACCGCTCTTCTTGATGCGCTTGATCGTTACATCAAACAGCTGCGGCGCAGGCATCTGCATCGGCATACCCGTCATCGGGTCAACCTGCTGCAGCGCCTCTGGGCTGACGTTGGGGTCGTCGTACTGCTCAATGACAGTGACCGTCGCGTCTGGCTCGCCCTCGATCATCATCATGGTCTGCTCATCAAGGCCCGTGTACTCCTCAATGCTGACCGTCGTGCGCTCGTCCCACCATGACTTCACAACGCCGCACTTGCGGATCAATGAATCCTTGAATGTTGAGTACAGGACGTTGAAACCGTCGTTGTCCTGCTGCAGCACGTAGTTGGCATAGTCCGTCGCCTGCTCCGCCATGGCCACGTCTTCGGGGCCGTTGGGGATGAAGTCCACGACCTTCTCGCTTGAGAACATGACCTTCATAATACTTGGCAGCATGGCGTTGACCACGTCGCGCACCTCGGTGCTAACAGCCTGGCTGTTGCCATCGACCTCGTTGCCAAACAAGTCGCCGCGGTAGTAGGCCGTCGCTTGCGCGCGAATCGGACTCAGGTCGGAGTCGATGTAGCTGATGGCGTCGTCGATCTCAGAGGCCAGGATCGACTGCAGCTCAGAGTCGTCCATCGGCTTGTCGCCGGCCTCTTCTTTCGCCTCGCGCTGCATCTCTTCGGCCATGCCGATGGGCGTGTTTTCATACGCCTCGTCTTCGTACTCTTCGTTCATTTCTTTACCTTTTTCTTTGCGCGGCGCGCAACGTCAAGCGCGATGGCCACCGCCTGCTTTTGAGGTTTGCCAGACTTCATCTCTTGCTTGATGTTCTTGCTGACGGTCTTCTTGCTGTAACCCTGTTTCAGTGGCATAACACGCCCTCCATGCACATAATTGTCCCACTATCAGGCCAGTCGTGGTACACCCCTCCTAAGAGGCTTGGACCAGACCCCCGCCTTGGCCCCGTGCAGCCCGACGACGGCGTCGCCCGCAAAGGTCAGCACAAACGCGTCCGCAACGTCTGGTGACGGCAGACCGCGCCTGCGTATGTCGTCCTTGCTCTCGATCTGCAACTTACCATTTGAGGCAAACTTATAGCGCACTGTGGCAAGTTCTGATATGAGACGCTCATCCGCAGGCAAAAAGCAGTCCCTGCGTTCTAGCCATGCTTTCGCCTTCGCCCATAATTCTGCACGCAAATTGCGGTACTGTGTGCCAAAACTTGGACTTTCTGAGACATTTATTCCACGCGCCGGCAACCCCAGCTCCATCAGCCGGTCCACAACACCCGCACCCAGGCCGATGCTATCGACCAGTATCTCGGACGGCCTGTTGCCCTCCTCCAGCGCCTCGTACTCAGCGACCACGGCACCAGTAAGCTGCATAAGGTCTAGGTTCTTCCAGACCCGTATCTTCTCGATCACGGCGTTGGCCTGGCGCTTACACAGCGCGGAGCTGTCGGAGCCAAACCGCGCGACGTCCAGCCCCCACACGACTGGCGCATATTTGTTGTGAGTCACGTCACGCTGCCTGGCGCCGTCGATCAGCTCCATCGGGATCATAGTGTCGTCGTCAGACCGCGGGAACTCTCCCAGGACGCGAATCCGAAACGCGTTGCTGTCCTCGCCGTAGCGGCTCATCATCTCGCTCACGTACTCATCAGAAACCCGCGGCGAGTCGGTGCATGAGACCCTGAACGTCGTCCACTCGCCACTCAGGCGGTTGTGCGTATCAAAGAAGAACCCGCTAGACCTCGTCGGGTTACCCAGCAGCAGCGTCACGGCGTTGTGGCCAGACATGGAACCGGCCGCCGCCTCAAACACCGCCTCCGGCACGCCAGACGCCTCGTCAGCGACCAGCATCACATGCTCGCTGTGGATACCCTGCAGCGCCTCTGGCTGCTCGGCCCTAGATGTACGCGCAGATATAAACATCTCGTTAGGCGCGCTCTTGAACACGATCCGGTCCTGCTTGACCTCGATCATGTTGTTGAGCAGCTCCGGCAGCTCGTTGATCCAGCGCTTCAGCTCGGCAAACATGGCGTCAAACAGCTGCGCGGAGGTCGGCGCCGTCACCACGACCTTCACCGGTGACCTCGTCAAGAAGAACCACAGCATGGCCCAGCTCGACGCGGTGGACTTACCCACCCCGTGGCCAGACCTGACTGAAATCTTACGGTCCCCACGCGCGATGGCCTCCAAGAACTTGATCTGCCAGGCGTCAGGGTCCACCCCCAGCACCTCCTGTACAAACAGCACAGGGTTCCCGTGGTAGAGGTTGCGCCACTCGTCCATCACCGCCCGCAGCTCTTGCTCTTGTCTCATGCCGTAAACTCCCGTCGGGTCAAACCCAAATTAAACACCCAATTACTCGTACGCAACGCGCGCTTTTTCTGGTCGTACCTGCGGCGCACCTCCTTCGGGTCATCCCGCACCACAACCGCATCGGGCCTATTCCCGATCGCGAACACCGCACGCGGATACCTCTTCTGGCCAAACGCCTCATGCGTGTACCGCTGGATATAAATCCGCTTTGGCGTCTTCCTCCCTTTCTTATTCATGCGAAACAGCACCGCCGACAGCTGCGTCCTCTCGTACTGCAGCACGGCGCATATCTCCACCGCCGTCATCGGACCGTTCTCCTCCAACGCCCACAGGATGTCAGACACCAGCTGCCCGCTCTTTCTGCGCTCACCAGGCATCGAGCCACTCCTTCGTGACGCGCCACCCGTAGGCCGTCGCGTCGCACAGCAGGTACGCCACCGACCCCAGCGCCATTAGCGGCGTCATTGACAAAAACAACACAAACCCAAACGCTCTTTTCATGCCGCCACCTCCACCAGCCACATGGCCGCACCAACCGACAGGCCCATGACAAACGCCACCAGCGCCATCACCAGACCCACACCAATCAAGATGGCCACAAACCGCAGCCCGCTCTCGCCCTCATCCAGCACACTGCGCCTGGCCGGACAGTCCCGACCCTGCCTGCACATTCCATACTCGTCGCAGCAATTCATCTCTCGCCCTCCTGTACTCGGTCCTTGTACTTGTTGTACCGCCACGCGGTCCCGTCAGCGTCAATGCGCTGCCAGACCACCTCGCGCTCGTCCTCACTCATAAACACCCAGTTCGCCACCTCTACATAAGTCCTGCCACACCCCTTGCAGACCTCGTCATACAGCGTCGTGCAGACAGCCACACAGGGCGAGTCGGGTCTCACTTGTTTTCCTTTTTGGTTGCGCTGGCTGTTACTTCACGAATTGCCGTTTCAATCAGTATTGACAACTCCTGCCACTCAGCGGCTGTGAACAGGCTCATGTGAAAGTCGCCAATCTGTGCCTCGTCTGGTGCGGCGTCAAGACCACCATTGGGCGCGGACACCGTTGTGATGTAAAGGTCGTCCATCATTATGGATACTTCAGTTACTTTTGATTCAAATGTGCTCATGTGTTCTTCTCCTCTGGTAAAAACTCAGCCTTCACTAAATTAGCCGCAACGTGCCAATAGTTGTGACTGCCTTTAGCCGCCTCGTGCTGAATCATTAACAAGTTGATAACGTCTTTCATGGCTTGTTTATAGTCATCACTCATTGCGGGTTCTCCTCTTCTGCAAAATCCATCTCTGGTGGGTGGGGGATGTCGTCATGCACAATCACCCCATACTCGTCTGCTGGCAAGAACCTGCCGCAGATCACGCAGTAATATCCATCCTTCATGACCCACCCCCCCCCGTCCAAAATCACAGCCATCCGGAACAAGAACCCAGCGGCAAACGCTAGGCTCACCAACAGACCAGCGGCCGCCAGCAGCGTCACAGAGAGCCGCCCAAACGCGGCCAAGAACTCCAACCAGGTCATGCCTCACCCCCAATCAGCGCCTTACGCACCGCCTCGTGCGATACCTTGATCTGGTACTGAGACAGAATCTCACCAGCAATCACCCGAAAGCTCGCCCCACCCTCACGCAACTTACGCGCAAACGCCAACGCCTCCTGCTGCGCAGGGTCCTCCACCAACCGCGCGTCTTTCCCTACGCCCTCGATCACGTACCCAAACTTGGCCGAGCCACCAATGTGCCCACCGGCCGCCTTCTTCGCTGCCTGGCCAGTGCGCTGGCGCTCCTTGATCACCCGGCGCTCGTGCCCAGCGAACACCGCCATAATCTCCAGCATCAGGCGCGCCACGATATTGCTGTCGTCAGTCACGTCACCGTGGCCGTTGATGATCAAGCGCACGCCTGTTGACTTCAGCTCCTTAATAGTGTTCAACGCGTCTGCAGCGTCGCGGCTAAAGCGGTCCAGCTTGGACACGATCAACACGTCACCTTTGACCAGCTGCACGTCATGCGCAGCCAGGCGCTCAAAGAACGGGTCGGCGCCGGAGACGCCGCCGTCGTTGACGTATCTGTCAATATATACGGCATGGGTCATGGCCAGGCCCTTGCACTGGCGCTTCTGCTCGTCCAGGCTGGTGCCAGAGACCTGCTCTGTGGTCGATACACGCATGTAGGCGTATGTGGTCATAGTCTGTTCTCCTGATTAGGCTTTAAAGGTCAGCGGCAAGTAAAGGTCTGGCTTGCCTTCGCAAACCCAGCGCTGCAGCAACTCAGGCTCACCCTTCCAGTTGCGGTCAGCGCGCATGCTGGGAGTTGACTTATAAACATCGCCAAAAAATGTCTTGTACGTTTTTTCTACGAACTTTGTGGGTGATAAGGCTTTCATTTCGTTTGCTCCGTTTTGTTGTTGGAGACTCAACTTTAACAGAGCTTGACAGGTTGTCAATACCTTTTTTGATTTTTTTGTAAAAAATTTTTTTGGTAGGTCTCAAGCACCGCAGCAACAGCCCCCGCCGC